GTCACACGCGGAAGACCCATAGACACAGCACTTGAAGATGAACTATCCGATATGTATGATGCAGTCAAAGGCGTCAAAGAAGATGCCATCACAGAAGAACAGTTTGAACAACTTGCAGAGAAAAAAGATGCATGTTACCACAAAGTAAAATCAAGATACAAAGTTTGGCCATCAGCCTACGCCTCTGGTGCACTTGTTCGTTGCCGTAAAGTTGGCGCAAAGAACTGGGGCAACAAGAGCAAAAAATGAACCTAACAGAATTTATATTTGAACTTGACGAAGGCACACGTTGTTGGAAAGGTTACGAAAGAAAAGGGTTCAAAACAATGTTTGGCAAACGAGTGCCCAACTGTGTCAAACGTGAAGACAGATATCTTGTTGTAGACAAATTCAATGAACCTGTAAAACTGTTTGACGACGAACAAGAAGCAGTTGCCTATTTCAAAGAAAATTATCATTTGCTAGACTCAGAGGAGTCACCACAAAGTATTTTGGCAAAATATCCTGATGCACACACTCAACTAAAACAAGGTGCTGACATCATGGATTTTGAAGAATTATACGGTGAACTGTTTGATTATTTCAGTGGTACTGGTGAAATGCCATATGGCACACAAAAAGCCAGGGATGGTGATCCATATGTGTGGATAGCAGATGAACTAGATGATTTAGGATTACTTGATGAATCAAATCATGCAGGACTGAGGGCATGGTTTGGCAAAGGCAAAAAAGGTGGCGCAGGCGGAGGTGGTTGGGATCGCTACAACACCAAAGGCGAAAGAATTGGCAAGTGTGGCGATAGAAAAGCTAGCGAAGGCAAACCCAAATGTTTGTCAAAGGCCAGAGCGGCATCATTAAGACGCAAAGGTGGCAAGGCAGCCATTGCGGCAGCTGTAAGAAGAAAACGTAGAAAAGACAAAAATCCTGAACGCAAAGGCAAAGCAATTAATGTGTCCAACAAACCAAGAAAGAAGAAAAAATGAGTGAAATAGTTTACAAAGTCATACAAGAAGTTTTGACTGACGATGTTGATAAAATAAAACCAGAAGCCAAATTGATTGATGATCTTGGCGCAGACAGTCTAACTGCTGTGGAAATTGTAATGGAATTGGAAAAAAAACTTGGCATTGAAATAGATGATAGCAAAGTCGAAAAAATAGTCACAATCCAAGACATAATAAATATCATTGAGAGCAAATAATGAACTTTGACGAAGTAAAATATCAAATACAAAATCCAGTTGCAGGCGATGTGTTGACCTTTGAGTTTGGTGATACACTTGCAATTGACACTCCAATCATCGAAGTGCATGGTGACAACATCCTTGTGTACACTGATGAGATAGGTGGAAAACTATTAAACACGTTAGAAGCAGAACACAACCAAGCAAACCAAACAAAATTACAGGCATGGTATGAAAAGTATCAGCAATTCCAAGGAAGCAACGGAGACCCTCTACCTTCAGGGTTACTGTCATCTTACATCGACACAGGAATACTATCTGATGGTGCTGAGGCTAATGAGTATGCCAAACTAAAAAACAAATATGGTGATGATGAACTTACTACAGGCGGCTTTGAACAATTTTTTGATGAGATGCCTATTACAAAAGCAATGCATTATGATTTTATGCAAATTATGGGAATTTCCGAAATTGATGAAGAGTCCTGCACAGAGGCAGCTAAAATCTTAGGTGATGAAGTTGTAGGATTTACAGTAGAAGCAGAGTACAGAGGAAGAAAAGTAAAACTAAACAAACCAACTAGGGGCGACGTATCAAAATTCAAAGTATATGTCAAAGATCCTAAAACAGGCAACATCAAAAAAGTTAATTTTGGCCATGGTGGCACTAGTGCTAAAAAACGCGGCGAAAAAACAATGAAAATAAGAAAGTCCAATCCAGCAAGACGTAGATCGTTCCGTGCAAGACACAACTGTGACAATCCAGGCCCAAAGACCAAAGCAAGATATTGGTCATGTAGGAACTGGTAGATGGCATATCTAAATCATAACATTCCACCTTTTTCAGCATACATTAGAAATGAGTATCTGTATAATCACACCAAAGGACACGGCGACTTTACATTTTGTGATGTGCATTGCGTGGCATCATTGGAACGCAGAGCATTGTTGTTTGAATGTTTGTTACCCAATGGAGTCAATTGGACTAGACGTCCAATACATTCTCTGGCATGGAAAAAGGATGCACCAAAACATCCACTTAACATTCATCAGTACTGGGATTGTTTCTCAGCGTATGTAAACGTGCAAGTAAGAAACAGATTAGCAAATTGTAGAGCAGAACTTGTTGACTGGCATGGCACCAAAAGAAAAGGCACATACATGTTTACAATTGACTTTTCATTTGAAGACAAATCAAGTTTTTTAGACACAAACTTTTCCGAAGATCCAGAGCACAAATGTGCTCACATGTTTAGGATGGACGAAGGAACATTTTTTGCATATCCCAACAACAGAACCATATGGTATGATGATGCATTCATGGAAGAAAGACTTACAAAAAATCCAGGTTATCTCATTGATCAAAACTTTTATACTGTGGAAAACACAAGAGAAGACAGCATCACAGATGATTCCTATTTTACACAGTGGGAACAAGACAAACCGGAGCAGTTTAACGTTGACACAGAAGATGACGACGGACATGACATAGGCCCTGTAAGCATAAAAAATCCATTGCCATTAGATGAGGCTGACAATGAAACTGATTGAACTTGGAATTGATATAAACAATCAACTTAAAACTCCACAATCACCTGGATCAAGAGGTGTAGCACTTAGTAAAAGTAAACCACCAAAAAGATATTTTGACTATATTGTAAGATTTCCAAAACAAATTAATAGACAAAAATAATATTTTATTTTATAATGTATTAAGGAGATTCGTATGAGAACACTTAATACAGAAGAACAAGCAAAAGTACAGCACGTCATTGAAAGTGGCATAAAAGTTAAACAAGAGGTAAAAGATTTATCCGAAGGATTACGTGATACAGTCAAAGCGGTGGCAGAGGAGTTGCAAATTAAACCAGCATTGCTTACAAAAGCAATATCAGTTGCGTTTAAAGAATCATTAGATGCAGAAAAACAAGACATAGAAGAACTTGAAGAACTATTAGCGGTGGCAAAACAAATTTAATGAGTTACGTCGATGCACTATTCGATAGAGACACAGACAAGATATCTGTGGTGGAGCGTGTAGGAGGGCAAAGAAAGTTTTTTGAATATCCTGCCCGTTATGTGGCATACTATGATGACCCAAAAGGAAAATTTAAGTCTGTATATGGCACTCCGGTATCAAGAATAGCATCCAAATTAGGCAAAGAATTCAAACGTGAAGTACACATGCAGTCAGGAAAAAGACTGTATGAATCAGATATCAACCCAATATTTAGATGCTTGGAGGAAAACTATCTCAACAAAGATGCTCCAGAACTACAAGTTGCATTCTTTGACATTGAAGTTGACTTCGATCCAGCAAAAGGCTATGCCAAACCAGCAGATGCATGGGCGCCAATAATTTCTATCACAGTGTATCTACAATGGTTGGATCAATTGGTGTCATTGGCTATTCCTCCCAAAAACTTTCCGAATCCGGAAATCATCGAACAAGAATTTGAAAACACAATGCTGTGTGATTCTGAAGCAGACATGTTGGATAAATTTATTGGATTGATCGAAGATGCAGATGCAGTCAGCGGTTGGAACTCAGAAGGCTTTGATATTCCATACACAGTCAATAGAATATCCAAGGTGATGAGCAAGGATGACACAAGAAGACTGTGTTTGTGGAACACACTGCCACGCAAAAGGACATTTGAAAGATTTGGCAATGAAGAAGTTACATATGATATTATTGGCAGAGTGCATTTAGATTACATGCAGTTGTACAGAAAATACACATATGAAGAACGTCATTCATATGCTTTGGACTTTATATCCAAAATGGAACTTGGTGAACAGAAGACTCCTTATGAAGGCACATTGGATCAACTGTACAATCAAGACTTTGTAAAATTTATTGAATACAACAGACAAGACGTTGCACTGTTAGGCAGACTAGATGACAAACTTAAATTTATAGCACTTTCAAATGAATTGGCACATCAAAACACAGTGTTGATACAAACAACAATGGGTGCTGTGGCAGTGACAGAACAAGGCATCATAAATGAAGCACACAGGCGTGGCATGGTTGTGCCTGACAGGGTGAGACGTGAGCCAGGCTCGGATCCAGCCGCAGGAGCATATGTGGCATATCCTAAAAAAGGACTGCAGGATTGGATTGGATCGATCGATATCAATTCACTGTATCCATCTGTAATCAGAGCTTTGAATATGGCTCCTGAAACTATTGTTGGACAGTTGCGTCAGACACTTACAGAAACAGCAATTGAAGAAAGAATGACTGTGGGAAAAAAATCGTTTGCTGGAGCATGGGAAGGTGAATTTGGATCATTAGAATATCAAGCAGTGATGAGAAAAGACAGGGCACAAAGCATCACAATTGATTGGGAAACAGGAGAGTCAAATATTCTTAGTGCCGCAGAAGTTTATGAATTAATTTTTAATAATGATCAACCTTGGATATTGTCTGCAAATGGAACCATATTCACACATGCATTTGCAGGAGTTATTCCAGGACTCTTAGAACGTTGGTATGCAGAAAGACAGGAACTACAAGCAAAGAAGAAAAAAGCTATTGAAGCTGGCAACTCTGTGGAGACTGCTTTTTGGGACAAAAGACAACTCGTTAAAAAAATTAATCTTAACAGTTTGTATGGCGCTATCCTTAATCCAGGATGTAGGTTTTTTGACACAAGGATTGGACAGTCTACAACACTTACAGGAAGATGTATTACTAAACATATGGCGGCCAAAACAAATGAAATAATATGTGGTGACTATGACTATCGTGGACAATCAATAATTTATGGTGATACAGATTCGGTCTACTTTAGTGCATACAAGCCATTAAAGACTGACATCGATGCCGGGAACGTGCCATGGACAACAGAGTCGGTGGTGCAACTGTATGATTCTGTTGCTGAAGAAGTGAACAAATCATTTAAAAAATACATGGATCAATCTTTCAATTGTCCTTCATCATATGGCAAACTGATTGCCGCCGGCAGGGAAGCAGTGGGATCCAAAGGGTTATTCATCACCAAGAAAAGATATGCAATGAAGATATATGATCTTGAAGGCGAATCAGTTGATAAAATAAAGGCTATGGGACTAGATTTGAAACGTTCTGATACGCCGGCATACATACAGAACTTTTTATCAGATGTGTTGGACAAAGTGCTGACTGGATCCAATGAAGAAGCAGTGATGGATTTTATAGCAGACTTTAGATTAGAGTTCAAAAAGATGCCTGGATGGGAAAAAGGATCACCAAGGCGTGTAAACAAATTGACTGAATATCATTCCCGGGAGAAACGCAAAGGCAAAGTAAACATGCCTGGACATGTGAGAGCAGCTATTAATTGGAACACACTCAAGAAAGTTTACAATGATAGATACTCGATGGATATCATTGATGGACAAAAATGCATTGTGTGTAAACTTAAAGACAATCCTATGGGATATACTTCAATTGCATATCCGACAGATGAATTGCGTATTCCAGAATGGTTCAAAGAGCTGCCATTTGCAGATGATGAAATGGAGTCAACATTAATCAACAAAAAACTTGACAATCTTATTGGCGTGCTAGACTGGGATCTTGGAGCTTCCGAAGCCGACAATACATTTGATAAATTATTTACATAATGGTATCAAGACGTCAAATAAAACAAGCAATAGAAATTTTGTCCAATGCTTGTGAAGAAGATTTTATAGGGCTAAAAAATGAAATACAGGATTCTATAAATGTAGCCAGAGGCTTGATTAAGTCTACAGAATCAAAAATTACAGCTTTAACCAAAGACCAAGGCAAATCACAACTGTTTGGATTTACCAGTGCATATGTAAGAAAACTTAAACATAAGCATCCTGACTCAGTAAAAAATTTTGTTAAAAATTGGTGCGTGAAACAAACTGATTGGAGATATCCATGGTGTTATTTGTGTGCAAATGACTTGAAATATGTTGAACATGCTGTTAGATCACATTTAGTGTACGTATGCACTAACATATTTGATGATAAAAAAATAAAGAATTATGTACTCAAATCATTGTCAAAGACTGCAGAATCTAATCCTAACATGTTTAGAGCAAAGCCACTTGAATTCACTGGACACATAAGAGATAGATATGTGCCACATAATCAAATAGGAACTCTTATATCACTTGACTTTGTTCCATATCTCAGCATTGAACAAATTAAAAATGTTATCAAATCGATAAGCGACGTGTTACGACCTGGTGGACAAGCTTTGATACACTTTAGTGATGGAGATGGTGAGGAGGAATGGAGATCGGTTGTGGAACACAAAATAACATATGTAAATCAAAACATCATTGAAAATTTAGCAGATGATGTGGGCCTTGCTACAAATTTTTATAACATTGATAATTTTTACTCATTTGTTGTTCTTACTAAATCTGGAGTTAAAACCAGTATAAAAGACCATTTGACACGGATTGAACAGATCTAAAATACAAAATAAATTGACTTTTGATCTAATTACACTTATAATAACACTTAGGAGAAGCACACATGAAAGATACACTACATGATATCGTACAGCACACACATTCACTAGGATTTATTGACCTGGTAAAAATTGTTGGCGATGATAAAACAACAGAACTAGATGCAATGGCTGAGGATAGATCAGTTGTTGTCAAAGCAGAATTTGCCAAATCGGTCAGCGAATTTGCAGGTACATTCGGCATGCCCAATTTATCCAAACTTGATATTTTACTAAAATTGCCTGTGTACAAAGACAATGCAGAGATAACAATCAATACACAAGAACGCAATGGCGAAAATGTGCCAGTTGGTTTACATTTTGAAAATGACAACAAAGATTTTAAAAATGACTATCGATTTATGAATGCTGAGATAGTCAACGAAAAATTAAAGTCAGTGAAGTTCAGAGGAGTCAATTGGCATGTTACACTCAAGCCTACTATGCCAGATGTCCAAAGATTGAACTTCCAAGCACAAGCAAACTCAGAAGAAAATGTTTTTACAGTGTCAACAGATGGAGACAAACTTAAATTTACATTTGGCGACGCATCATCGCACGCAGGTGAATTTGTCTTTGCACAAGGAATAACTGGCAAATTAGAAAAGTCCTGGTCATGGCCAGTTGCCCAATTCACACAGATATTAAAGTTAATTGAATCAAATGATTGTGAAGTGTCCTTTTCAGATGATGGTGCGGCGCAGATCACACTTGATTCTGGACTAGCCAAATATCAGTACATCTTGCCTGCACAAAGCAAGTAATACATGCACACTAATCTCACTGAACAGCAATCTGACTTTGCAGTGTTTCTCCCTGCAATCAGTGGATTTTTTGCAACTTTTATTGGCAAACAAAGACATGAAGAATATGTAGATAACAATCGTATTCCAAAACATTTTCCTAACAACGTTGAATCAATGAATTGGCTCAACAAAGACAAAAGCATGTTCCAATACAATTGGAGTTTGTACTCTGCCGGACATGCTGATCTTGACATCAATAAAGACGTGCCCAAAGAAGATATGATCCGAAACAGAGATCGTGACAACACATGGTTGCTGGGTGACTCTGGTGGATTTCAAATCGGCAAAGGTGTTTGGGAGGGTGATTGGAAAAATCCTACATGTCCTAAAGCACAAAAGAAACGTGAACAGGTGTTAGCGTGGATGGATGCTTACATGGACTATGGTATGATATTGGATATTCCAGCTTGGGTAGCACGTTCACCAAAAGGGCAACAAGCCACAGGCATCACAACATATGATGAAGCCTGCCAAGCCACCAACATAAACAATGAATATTTTATGAAACATCGTTCCGGCTCATGCAAGTTTCTTAATGTATTACAAGGCGAGAATCACACAGAAGCAGATGATTGGTATCATCGAATGAAAAAATATTGTGATCCTAAACAATATCCAGAAACTCATTTCAATGGTTGGTCCATGGGAGGACAAAATATGTGTGACATACATCTTGTATTAAAAAGGCTAGTTGCACTTAGATTCGATGGTTTATTGGAAAAAGGCATACATGACTACATGCACTTCTTGGGCACGTCTAAGTTGGAGTGGGCAACTTTACTGACAGATATTCAGCGAGCAGTAAGAAAACATCACAATCCTAATTTTACAGTAACATTTGATTGTGCATCACCTTTTTTGGCCACTGCCAATGGACAAGTGTATTGCAATGTAGAAACACCCGATAGGCAAAAATGGGTCTATAGGATGGTGCCTTCAATTGATAATAAAGCACACTCGACCAACACTGAAAGTTTTTCAAAAGTTTTTATTGATGAAGCAAAATATCATTCCTTTCAAGAATCCCCTATAACCAAAGACTTATTAGCAAAGGATATTTGCATTTATGGGCCTGGTGATCTAAATAAAATCGGCAAAGAAGGAAAAACTTCTTGGGATTCATTTTCTTATGCCATTTTAATGTGTCATAACGTGTGGATGCACATAAATGCAGTTCAAGAAGCAAACAGACAGTATGATAAAGGTAGCATACCAAATATGTTGGTAAATGAGAGTTTCGATAGAGTAATGTTCCGTGATATTGTAGAAGCCATATTTGCAACAGATGACAGAACTATAGCAGATGCTATAATAGAAGAGTACTCAAAGTATTGGATGAGTATAATAGGGACTAGAGGAGCTATAGGCAAAAAAACAGTAAATGCTTCAACACAATTTAATAACCTGTTTGAGGAGGTATGATGTTAAACTACAATGATTCAACTGCGTTAACAAAAGAAGAAATAAAACAACAACTTAAAGCACTCAAAAAGAAAGTAAAACAAATGGAGTCACAGAGAGAACGTATTCGTGAATGGGCACACAAAGAAGAATTGCTTGATGCCAAAAAACTAAAGTTGCGATATAAGGAAATTTTGCAGGAACTAGATAAAGATGAAACGTAATTATACAGATGGAGTGAAGGAAGATATTGATTTCTTTGTAGGAAAAGAAGTTGAGAAAACCAAAACAAAAGGCAAAAAAACACTATTTGTAGTCGGCATGAAAAGAACAGCAACTATTTTAAGACACGCTGAACAAAACAATTGTAAACACATTTATTTTGGGGCAAACCATTCTTTTAAAACTTTAATAGGAGAGGAAGTGTTATCACTTGCTAACCAATTAAAATATTTTTTAGATCACGACTACTGGGTAACATTTGATACATCTCCAACTCCAAGATTTCAAGACATCATGAAACTATTGACATATAAGAAATTTACTATAGTATATGGATTGCGTATGGATGATGTCCTGAAAATGAAAGGCAATGTTGTTATAAAGATAGATGACGCTGATTTCAAAGCAACTAATCCAGGTGTGTGGTGTTGGTCAGTAAGAGACATGATAGATGAAACGCATTTTACAGATTGGCAAGAATATGGAGATGATAGCACAATATGAAACAAATTTGGGTAACATTTAGACGAGAAGGTATTCACAAATATCCGGCAGCTCTAACTGATCCTGAACTAAAAGCAGTCGACTTTTTAGGTTATCCTCACAGACACATGTTTCATTTCAAAGTGTGGATAGAAGTATTCCACGATAACAGAGATATTGAATTTATTTTGTTCAAAAGATGGTTAGAAGGTCTATACAATGGCACACTTGAACTTGATTACAAATCCTGTGAAATGATGGCAGATGAACTGGCAAAAACCATACAGGCAAGATATCCTGGTCGACAACTTACAATAGAAGTGTCAGAAGATGGTGAAAATGGATGTCTAATAACTTATGAAAAACAAACAAACTAATGAGTAATCCAGGCCCTTATAGATATGAACACACTGTAGTGGTTGCGTCTGATAAGACCACAACACGTGGCGGGTACTATGACACAGAAGGTGGTGCACTAAATGGTAACTACACTGACTTCGATGTTGGTTGCATTGTGTCAAATGATCTTGGTCGCCAAGGATACACCTATGGACAAGATTTTTATTTTGAAGATGCTGGTTGTGATGAAGTCTGTTTTTCGTTCAAGGATCCAAAATTAGTAACTTACATGGCAACCAAATACACAACTAAAACAAGAGAGGAAAGCATACACGGATGATTTATATTGTTGATATCGAAGCAGTTGAAACAAGATACACATCTGAATGGAAAAAATATTTGCCATGGCAGATTGAAAAACACACTCAATCTAAAGTAACAACCATATCTGGAGGTGATACTCCACAAGCAACAACACCAGGAGCATTTTTAAATTTCGGAGGAACAAATGTTTACAAATCTAATCAATTGGAACAAATTGCAACCTTGTTTTGCGAAGGCAAAATTAATAATGGCGATTATTTTCTGTACACTGACGCTTGGAATCCAACTGTTATTCAGCTTAGGTATATGGCTGAGTTGTTGGGTGTTAATATTAACATTGGCGGCATGTGGCATGCTGGTTCATATGATCCGGCAGACTTTCTTGGCAGACTAATTGGTGACAAGCCATGGGTAAGACATGCAGAACACAGCATGTTTGAATGCTATGATCATAATTTTTATGCTACAGACTTCCACATAAAACTGTGGGACAAAACATTTAACAACGTCCAACCAGAAAAAGTTGTGCGTACAGGATGGCCAATGGAGTATTTTGATGCTGAACTTGAAGCGTTCAAAGGCGCAAAGAAAACTAACACCATACTCTTTCCACATCGAATTGCTCCTGAAAAACAACCAGAAATATTTTATGATTTGAAAGAAGCGTTGCCACAGTACAACTTTATTGTGTGTCAGGAAAAACAATTGAAAAAATATGAATATCACAATTTGTTAGCGGAATCTAAATTAGTATTTTCTGCAAACTTACAAGAAACACTAGGAATATCTGGTTATGAAGCATTAATATTAGACACAATGGTAATGGTTCCTGACAGGCTGTCTTATCAAGAAATGTTTTTAGATACTTTCAAATATCCAAGTGTATGGACTGAAGACATGCAAAACTATCAACAAAACAAACAAAAAGTTATGGACAAAATTGTTGACCTTATGGAAAATTATTCTAAATACATCACTGAGATTAAAAGGCAAATGAAAAAATTACAAAATGATTTTTTCCATGGCAAAAATTTGTACGACACAATAGATGAAAGTTTAGGCGTTTAATTTATTGAAAATAACATTGGCCCATTGTCGGTGTCCTTCAAAGTTAAAATGGTGGTCTTGATTGCTTATTCTATAATGGCTATTACTTTGTAAATATTCTAACCAAAATAAGTCGTCATTTTCACTTTTAGGCAAAACATCTGCAACACTTTCTTTACTAAAATAAAATGGAAGATATCTTTTTTCACCCAGTAATGTTTTAGTAGCATTCAGGTACGCTTTAAAGTTTATCTTTTGTTCAGTAAGATCAAAATATTTTTCATACCAATTATCATAGTATTCAATGCTTTTTTTTATTGGTATCATTTTTTGCCAAAAATCAATGTTTGCATTGGCATCTCCATAAGTCCCTCCGCTCCTAATAAATGTGTGTTTTGGAGTATTAATTTTCATACTTTTGCTTATACAGGCTTGTTGGTGCAGATTGTCTTTGTTTAACACAAATGTTTTCCTTGATGGGTGACTCCAACCTACAATCACTAAATCACCTGTTTTAATTTTATGGTTACATTCAATTATATTAGTAAAAATAACAAGATTATCAGAAGCAGGATATGATTGGTTAATTAATGAATAGCCAATTTTTTTTGCAAGAATTAATGGCCAAGATTCTGAATTAGGTAAGTTGTAATTGGTACATGCACTATGTCCAAAAACCCATAATGTTTGCATCTGTTATTTAAAACAAAAAAACACTTGCATTTTTTTTTCGATCTAAATATAATACACTTATGGATATATCTAAACAGATCAAGCAGAGATTAGAAAGTTCGGAAACAAGATATTGGGCAGGCGACAACATAAGTGAGCATATCAGAGAAGGCGAGAAAGAACTATTAATAGAAGAACTTACTCCAAAGTTCGAAGCAGTGTTAGATAGTTTGGTTATAGATAGATTCAACGATCCTAACAGCATGGACACAGGAAGACGTCTAGCAAAAATGTATATCAACGAACTTATGAGCGGACGTTACAATCCAATGCCTAATGCCACTGCATTTCCTAATCACGTAGATGATGGATACAAAGGCATGTTGGTTGTTAGAAGTGAAATAAAAAGCATGTGTTCACATCATCATCAACCAGTAAGTGGAGTTGCTTACATTGGGATCATTGCCGCTGAAACACTTATAGGACTTTCCAAGTACACACGTATCGCCCAGTGGTGTGCTAGACGTGGAACACTGCAAGAAGAACTTAATAATGTTATTGCTAATGAGATAGGCAAAGCAACTAACAGTCCAAATGTAGGCGTTTACATCCAAGCAACACATGGTTGTTGTGAGAATAGAGGCATCGGCGCACACAGCAGTTTAACACAGACAACTGTTTTGCGTGGAGCGTTTGCTAAAGACATGGGCACAAAAAAAGAGTTTATGGATAATATTAAATTGCAACAAGAGTTTGCTAACAAATGAGAATAGAACAAGATATCAAACTTGATTTCAAAGATGTATTGTTTAAACCAAAACGATCAAAACTTGAGAGTAGAAGAGATGTTGATCTTATCCGCACATTCACTTTCCACAACAGTGGCAACGAATGGAAAGGCGTTCCTATTATGGCATCTAACATGGACAGTGTAGGAACTTTTGGTATGGCCAAAGCATTGCAAAAGGAAAAAATGTTTACTGTAATAGGCAAACATCACATGGTTGAAGATTGGAAACAAGCAATTGGCGATGGAGTAAACATGAAACACATAAGTGTTTGTTTGGGCACCTCGTATATTTGGGATAAAGAAGCGGCTGATTATCACACTGCCAAACAAGTCTTGCAAATGTATCCAGACATTAAATTTATATCTGTTGATGTTGCAAATGCATATCACGAAAACTTTGGAGACTTTATAGAACATTTAAGAGAACAATATCCAGACAAAACAATTATTGCAGGTAACGTAGTTACAGCAGAAATGACTGAAGAACTTATTATTAGAGGCGCTGACATAGTAAAAGTTGGCATTGGACCTGGATCTGTATGCACCACAAGAACAATGACTGGCGTAGGCGTGCCTCAACTGTCAGGCATCATTGAATGTGCAGATGCGGCCAATGGCATCGGAGGTCATATCATTGCAGATGGAGGTTGTGTATATCCAGGAGATGTCGCAAAAGCCTTTGGAGCAGGCGCACACTTTGTGATGTTAGGAGGCATGTTAGCAGGACATGATGAATCAGGCGGTGATGTAGTGGATGGCAAAATGACATTTTATGGTATGAGTTCAAATCAAGCAATGGCCAAACATGGTAGACGCAAAGATGGTTACAGAGGAGCAGAAGGCAAAACAGTTGAGATTCCCTATCGTGGAGCAGTGCAAAATACTGTTACAGAAATACTAGGTGGTGTTAGAAGTGCCTGCACATATATTGGAGCCGAACGAATCAAAGACATGCCCAAATGTGCCACCTTTGTAAGATGCACACAACAAATCAACACAGTGTTTGGCAATGCCTGATAAAAAATATTACACCTGGAAACAAATACACAGTATGTCAGCACACTTGGCTGAATTGGTCGAACCAAAATTTTTTACCCACATAATAGGAGTATCGAGAGGTGGTTGTATTCCTGCAACAATTATATCACATAAATTGGATATTCCGATGATTCCAATAACACTGTCTACAAGAGATCATGCCAAGGAGATGATTCCTGACTTTCCTGTGGGACATGGCACTGGCGATGATTGGATAGACCATTATAAATTTTTAATAGTTGACGATATTAATGATACTGGACACACATTTAAAAAAGTACAAAAAATAATGCATGATCGCGGAGTAAGATATACAGAATATGCTGTATTGATCGATAATGAACCATCTGAATTTGATGTGGGATACTATGGTAAAAAAATTAATAAAAGCAAAGACTCAAGCTGGATTGTTTTTCCTTGGGAAAATAATTAATGCATAATGCAAAGTCATATTGACCTAGAACAAGCATTAAGTAAATTTACTGGTGCTCCTTTTGTTGTTTTAACAGACTGTTGTACACACGCAATTGAAGTGTGTTTAAGAATTAAAAGACCTAAGCATATAACAATGACTGCTTTTACATATCTTTCTGTAGTAATGGTAATGGAAAAACTTAAATTGCCCTATACACTGACCGATGAACAATGGATGGGTGAATACAACTTAGGTAATACCAATATATGGGATTCTGCAAGGCTTTTATCCCCTAACATGTTTAGGAAAGGACAAATGCAATGTTTAAGTTTTGGACATACCAAACCAGTCGATAACAAACGTGGTGGCGCAATACTTCTAGACAATTATAATGATTATATAGAATTAAAGAAAATGTGCAACGATGGAAGAGATCTACAAGTTGTGCCTTGGGAAAAACAAAAACAGTTTGGTTTAGCTTTTCACTATAATATGCCATTTGAACATGCAAAACAAATTAATTTAAAATTGGAGCGATATATTAAAAACAACAGTCATGCACCTATAAAATATGACTATCCTGACTGTAGGAATATATGCATAATTTAAATGTGTTTTGACAAATCTAAATACATGTTATAAAATACAACGATATGGATGAGAAAAGGTACTACTATTCTGAAATATTTCACAGCATACAAGGTGAAGGACACTACACTGGCGTGCCAACAGCATGGATAAGATTTTTCCTTTGTAATTTGCAGTGTAATGGTTTTGGGCAGATTGATCCAAGTGATCCCAGCACATATGAACTGCCATTTGAATCATATGATGTATCACAAGTAAAAAAAGTAGAAGACTTGCCTGTGTGGGACAAAGGCTGTGATTCATCTTACACATGGGCAAAAAAATACAAACATCTTATGGGTCAAGAAACTCCAACTGTATTAGCCAACAAGATAGTTGATATCTTAAAAACAGACTCCAATCCAGATGGGTTGTTTCTGCATCCTGTGACAAACCAAAGACAACATCTGTGCGTTACAGGTGGTGAGCCTTTGATGGTGACCGGACAGACAGCCACTATAGGCATATATGAAGAACTGGAAAAACAAAACAATCTTCCATCATCAATGACATTCGAAACAAATGGCACACAAAAGTTGAGACAGCCATTCATTGATTGGGCCAACAGAATAGACACAGAAATATTTTTTAGTGTTAGTCCAAAACTTTACTCTGTGTCAGGAGAAAAATCTGAAAAGGCAATCAAGCCTGAGATCGTAGCAGAATACTATGATCTATCCAAAACAGGACAACTAAAATTTGTGTGTGGACATAAAAATGAACAATGGGATGAAATGGAGGAAGCAATTGCAAAATTTAAAAGTGCAGGAGTTGATTGGCCAGTGTGGGTAATGCCTGTTGGCGCAAGGGAAGAAGAACAAAAAGATTCTGCTGGTGCTGTGGCCAAACGTGCATTTCAACGTGGTTACAATGTGGCGGCTAGAGTACATGTATACCTGTTTGGCAACGCCATAGGAACATAATATGTTAAATGTATTAGGAAATAAATTAGAGCCATGCTCACTTGATCCACTTACAGGGTGGTTAAGAGATGGTTGTTGTAACACAGATGAAAATGATCATGGCACTCATACAGTATGTGCCAAAGTAACCACAGAATTTTTAGAATGGTGTAAGTCGTTAGGCAACGATTTGATAACACCCATGCCTGAATATGGATTTCCTGGATTGAAGGATGGTGATTCCTGGTGCATATGTGCAAGTTGGTTTGCTAGAGCCGTTGATGCTGATAAGGCTCCACCAATATATCTTGATAAGACGCATCAAAGCACACTAAAATTATTATCGATAGACACACTCAAAAAGTATGCAATAGGCACATGAAGATTTTACTTACAGGAAGCAGTGGTTTTATAGGAAGTGATCTTACTCCAATATTAGAAAATTATTGGCAAGTGCATCACCTAAAAAGCAATCTACTAGATTATGACAAAGTCAAACAAGAAGTTGCAATGATAAATCCAGACCTAATTGTGCATTTAGCGGCAAGAACAGAAGTTGAAAAAAGTTTCTATGAACAAATAAGTTTTAGTGAAGTCAATTATCTTGGCACTATTAATTTGATCGAAGCTACAAAAAAATGTACTAAGCTAAAAAGTTTTCTATTTGCAAGTACAATGGAGGTATATGGATGGCAACCAATAAGTGAAGAAATAAAAACAACAGGCACATATACACAAAGACAAGTTTTTGATCATAACACTATACCACATCCTAATGCACCATACGCCGTGGCAAAATATGCTTGTGAAAAATATTTAGAATATGCTTCAAGATCTTATGGCTTGCCATATACTATCATCAGACAAACCAACACATATGGCAGAAAACAAAACGACTTCTTTGTCACAGAAGCTATTATAACCAGAATGCTAGCCAACAAAGATAGTATTGACATGGGATATGCAGAGCCTTATAGAAATTTTCTTCATGTGGATGATCTAATAGATATTTGGTTAAAAATAATATCCAACCCTGAAAAGGCCATAGGAGCCATTATTACAGTTGGCCCTGACAATGCTATTCAGATCAAAGATTATGCAAATATAATAGCAAAAAAATTACAATGGCATGGAACAATCAATTGGAATAAACAACCAAAGCGGGATGGCGAAATATATTGGTTGAACAGTGGCAATAAAATGACAGAACTATTGTATAATTGGACTCCTAAAGTAGACATCGAACAAGGATTAGACAAAACCATACAACTATGGAAGGATAAATTGAAATGAGAGTATTCTCCAAAAGAAACTTCGAACTCCCCAAACAAACAAAAAAATTAATACCATGGCGCTATTTGACAATAATTGGTATAGGTGTTATACTCTTAGTATGCTTGATAAAATAAAAAATATATTCAACAAAAAGCAGACAGTAGAAAAAACTGCTAAGGACATAGCCACTGAGGCTGGTGATCCTTATATAAAAGTGTTAGACACTAATGTTGATCCAAAAAATCCAAAGTATGGCTATTTTGAATTAGATTGGAATGTTCATTTTGTAAACAACCTTAAAACACATGGATTTTCTGGCAACACAGATGAGGAAGTTGTTGATCATTGGTTTTCAGTGTTGTGTAACACTATAGCCACTGAAGAAACTCCAATGGCAAATGACAATCAAATTATAAAAGAAACAAAAAGAGAAGATGGAAAAACAGAAATCTCCTAAAACATATTTGCTGTTCGATTCAGCAAATACATTTTTTCGTGCAAGGCATGTTGTTAGAGGAGATGACATCTATACAAAAACTGGCCTAGCTTTGCATATCTGTATGAACTCAGTAAAAAAGTGTTATGAAAGATTCAAAGCGGATCATGTTGTGTTTTGTTTCGAAGGACGATCTTGGCGAAAAGACTTTTATCCTAAGTACAAGCAAAATAGAAAAGAAACAAGAGATGCCATGTCGCCATCTGAACAAGAAGCAGATAAAATATTTTGGGAAACTTTCGATGAACTAAAAAGTTTTGTAGAAGAAAAAACAAATTGCACTACTCTTAGACATCAAGAATTAGAAGCAGATGATCTTATCGCCGGTTGGGTACATTCACACCCAAATGATAAACATGTAATTGTTTCTTCTGATTCTGATTTTTATCAATTGTTATCTGATAATGTAAGTCAATACAATGGCATTACAGACACACTTATTACAATAAATGGCTTCTATGACGATAAAAACAATGAAATAATAGACAAAAAAACAAAAGAGGCAAAATTGCCTCCTGATCCAGAATGGTTGTTATTTGAAAAGTGTATGCGAGGTGATTCATCAGACAACGTGTTTTCAGCCTTTCCAAAAGTTCGCACTACTAAACTTAAGGAAGCATTTGTGGACAGAAAAAACCAAGGATTTATTTGGAACAACATGATGCTGACTAGGTGGGTTGATCATGATGGCAAAGAAAGAATAGTGCGTGATGAATATACAACGAACCAACAATTAATTGATCTTGCACAACAGCCTGATCATATCAAAAAAATTATTGCAGAAACAATCGCTGACGCAACTGATGATCCAAAAAAGGTTGCAAATGTTGGTATTCATCTGTTAAAATTTTGTAATAAACATGAACTAGTGAGGATAAGAGACAATGTTAAATTTTATGCAGAACCTTTCAATGCCAGACTCTATCAAGACCAAACAATTACTGCCTGATAGATTCTGGATTATCGAACACAACGGATCCAGAATTGGCACAATTCAGAGGCATGATATAAATCAATTTATTGTTACTGGCTCTGACTCTTCAGTATCAACTTTAACACTTGATGAAATAGAAGAACATTTTGGATTGTTTAGACAAACGGACATATCAGAAGTTAAAGAAGATGTGGTAGTGGATAAAGAATGCTATGGATATCCAACAAAGCATGTGCCATATAATGCTGTGTATGATGTGCAACACAAACTGCCATTGTATTCTAAATCAAAAAATTCTAATAACATGTATGCGGCAGGCTATTACTGTGTAAAATTTCCAAAAGGTTGGGTAAAAGGATTTTGTCCAAAACTTAGCACCATTGCACACAATGAATACAAAGGTCCATTCAAAACTGTGATTGAACAAAGGAAAGTATTTTCAGATGTCCACAAAAGTTAATGACACCTTACATTTAAAAAACTTTATTGATGTAATCAATCGAGCCGACAACTCACAACAACGAGAAATAAAAATTGATATTGAACACGCTAAACGTGTCCGCAATGCACTTACCACACTTCTTATTCATTATGTTGAAATCACCAGTAGACGAAGCGGCCAATCATCCGATATAAGTATGGACGGAGGAAATTTTAAATGAATATAGTATGGACAAAGCCAGGTTGTACATTTTGCGACATGGCAAAAACTTTATTGAAGGAAAAAAACATAGAATTTGAAGAAAGAAATCTTGGCAATGGATGGACAACCGAACAACTGTGGGAGTCTGTGCCCGGCGCAAGGTCTATGCCGCAAATTGTTTTAGATGGAAAAGTCATTGGCACATATCAACATTTAAAACAGCATTTTTCGATATAAAATTCAGATAAATACTCATATAATGAGTAGACCAAAACCAAAGATACTTTTACAGTACACCAACAAAAAATCCTATAAGATGGAGGAGGTGTTAGAGTCAACAGCAATATGGGCTGTATTTCACAAAGGTAATCCAATTAATCTTAAATCATCTTCTATTATATCAAACTATCCTGGACCAAAATATAAAAAAGTTTCCTTTTCAAATCCCGGACATGCTTTCAATCTTGCTCAAAAATTAAACACCATGTTCAAATGCAATGATTTTGCTGTATACGAACTCAGCCAAGGCAAGCAATTGAAAGATGAAACTAACTAAATCTAGACTTGCAGAACTAATAAAACAACAGTGTGATCTCACAACTAGCACTGAAAAAACAATCAAAATAATGTTTAGGAACTTTAAACATGAAGACAGTCACTTTCAATTAAACTATAAAGGATACCATCTTATGAAATATGCAAAATTCAAATGGTACAAAATCAAAATTTCATCCAAAATTACTATGAAGGCACTTTTGAATTTGGACCGCAACTGCCCTGCTCCTTACTACATAAATGGCAAAAGAACATATGTGTTTATGTTTTCTGAACAACCAGCAGTGATGCTACAATTACTGGATGGTGATCTAAAAAACTTCCAATTATAGCGGCTTTTGTGCTGGTTGACATAATACCATGTGGCTTTATAATAAAGACATAAGGAGAGTATATAAAGATGAGCAACAAAACTATAGAAACTACAAGACAAATAGGCCCAAAGCAGGCTATCACAGCACTTCAACACTGCATTGATATAAAAAGACCAGTGATGATCTGGGGTGCACCAGGTATTGGCAAATCAGATATTGTCAAGAAGATTGGAGACGAACAGTCACGTGAAGTGATTGATATTAGATTACCATTATGGGAACCTACTGACATTAAAGGAATCCCTTTCTATAATTCAAAATCAAATGCAATGGAATGGGCACCACCCATTGAACTGCCTTCTGATCCTAAAAGTAAAGCAATTTTATTTTTAGATGAAATAAATGCGGCTCCTCCTGCTGTGCAGGCTGCGGCATATCAACTTATATTGAATAGAAAAGTTGGCGCATACACATTGCCTGAAGGCGTATCGATTGTGGCCGCTGGTAATAGGGAAACTGATAGGGGCGTGACTTTCAGAATGCCTGCTCCGCTTTCTAATCGATTTGTCCATATTGAAATGAAAGTAGACTTTGATGATTGGTTCGAATGGGCAACACTTAATAATATTCATGCAGATGTGGTGGGTTATTGCACATTTGCAAAAAATGATTTGTATGACTTTGATCCAAAAGGATCATCTAAGGCGTTTGCAACGCCAAGGACTTGGTCTTTTGTAAGTCAATTACTAACAGAACACCTGCCGGATAATACTCTCACTGATCTGGTTGCAGGTGCTGTTGGGGAAGGCACAGCCATCAAATTTATGGCTCATCGTAAAATTGCGGCTGACCTTCCCAATCCAACAGATATACTATCCGGCAAAGTTAAGAAGATGCCAAAAAAAGTCGAAGTGTCAGGACAATATTCACTGGCAGTGTCAATGTGTTATGAACTAAAAGAGCATGAACAAAGCAAAGAGTTCGATAAAATGGCAGACCACTTCCTTAACTTTATGATGGACAACTTTGATACTGAACTAACAGTAATGGGTGCCAAAATTGCATTGTCCACATACAAACTTCCTATGAAGCCAAGCAAGTTGAAATCATTTAACAAGTTTCATGAAAAGTTTGGCAAATATGTTGTAGCAAGTATGGAGGGATAATGAGAACTGCACAAGAAGAAAAAATTGTAACTGCACGAGTATCTTTGTTGTTGAAGAAGCCATTCTTTGGCAACATGGCAACAAGATTGAAACTTATAGAAAAACCTGAAATAAAAACGGCAGCAACAGACGGAAGGCATCTTTGGTATGCTCCTGAATTTATAGATCGATTGGATGTTAAGCAAGTAGAATTTTTACTAGCACATGAGGTGTTGCATGTAGCCTTTGAACACATGTTGAGACGTGGGGATAGAGATCCATCAGGTTGGAATGTTGCGGCAGACTATGCAATTAACCAAATACTAGAAGATGAAGGAATAGGATCCAAACCCACAGGTGATGATGCTCCATTACTTGACTCACAGTACAGGAATCTTTCAGCAGAACAAATTTATGATGGATTATCCGATTGGCAAAAACAACAAAAAATATTGGATGTACATGTAGATTTAGACAAAGGTGAAGCCAAAGTTAAAGATGAAAATGGGAAAGAACATAAAATAAAACTGCCTAAACTTTCAAAAGGCGAACAAGATGAATTAAAAGATGAAATAAAAAATTCATTACTACAATCAGCAAAGGCGGCACAGTCATCAGGCGCTGGCAATATTCCAGCAGGACTTGAAAGACTAATTACTGATATCACACAGCCAAAATTAGATTGGCGATCCATGTTGAGACAAACAATTAAAAGCCAAATAAAAAACAATTACACATGGATGAGGCCATCACGTAAAATGTATTCAACCAATGCAGTTTTGCCAGGACTGGATGTGCAAAATGAACTTGATATCTGTATAAGCATTGACACATCAGGTTCTATATCAAATGATATGCTCAAAGACTTTTTGTCAGAGATAAATGGTATTGCAGAAGAATTCGATGATTATAAAATTAAAATTTGGTGTTTTGATACAGATGTCCATAATCCAGAAGACTTTGTATCCTGGGATGGTAGAGAAATAGTATCATATGAACCACAAGGACATGGTGGTACTGATATTGGTGTAAATTGGAGATGGATGCAACAGAATGATGTAAAACCACAATTGTTAGTTTGTTTCACAGATGGCGAAACTTGGGATCAATGGGGTGATGCTGATTACTGTGATACATTGTGGGTAATCCATACAAATGATAAGGTGAGACCACCTTTTGGACAAACCGTTTATTATGGTTGACTTTTTTTCCACAAATAAAATATAATATACGTATATTATAATATAACCAAGGAGACTCCGTATGGAACAAACAAAAACACAAGACACTACTACGCCATCTGATGGCACGGTGTCTACTCCACAAGCAGAGGCGCCTGCTCTTACTGTTGCTGATTTGAGAAACGTAAGAACCATTATTGACATTTCATCATCAAGAGGAGCATTTAGAGGCGCAGAATTAAAAACAGTAGGAGAAGTGTTCGACAAATTAGACACTTTTCTAAAAGCAGTTGATGCCAAAGCAGAAGAACAAAAGAAAGCAGAAGGTGACACCGCAACAACTACACAGGAGACAAGTAAATGAAACACGTAGGTAGATTAAAGACCACAGGAAACAATGTAATAATTGCATATAGAACAATACCGGATGATGCTCTTTCATCTCTTGTCATCGATAGAGATGCTATGAGACCTTTTGAAGAAGATATAGTTGAAGGCTTATTAGAATCAAAGGATGGACAAGATTCTTTTGAATTTGCACACATACTCGGCAGGCACAAAATGCCACTTGAAGATTCACAGAATCCAATAGTTCAAGATCAGGCTACTTCGATGACAGGTGTGAGTGTGTTAGAATATTTGCACAGTAATGGCAAACTACTTAAACAAGCCACTGAAAATGTAATGGTAACAGAAGAAGGCGCAGATGCTGTACAACTTGATAAGTTGAATCAAATGATAGCCGATCAAAAAGGAGTTGATATCCATGGACTCGCAATACAGCCAGATACAACTGTACAAGGCACTTCAGGAAAAAATGAAGCAAAACTAATGTTGGCCCGTGCTGAAAGACTGGAGAAAAAAATGTTAGTGCTTAAAGAAAGAGCATATGAACTTGATCCAGAACTAAAACCTAAAAAAGGTAGACCAAAAAAAACTAATGAAGAAGCCTAATAATGGGTAGAGTATTTGCACAGGAGTCTTGGGAATCAGCTAAAAAATCTGGATGTAGATCTGCATATGAAATGATCATCTTAGGAGCCCATCAGGCAAAAAAAGTAAAATTAGATGATTTGAACCGCGGCGAAAGAAACACTGTTCATACACTTAGAATGTTTGAACATAAACTTGTTGATTTCGAAGATCTACGAGAAGATTATATTAAATCAAGACAAACTGTCCAACCTCCACAACTTGAAGAGTCAGATGAATGAAAATTATTGTATTTGGTGGTGCTGGATTTATAGGACACCATCTTGTCAATAGTTTACAAAGCAGTCACGATGTTTGCGTATATGATAATTTTTCAGTGTTTGGTGTTACACATGAACAACACAAACATAAGATAATACAGGGTAGAATAAAGGAATGGTACAATGTTACCACAGTAAATGGATCAATACTCGATACCGCTTTAGTAAACCATACGTTCAATAAGTTTCAGCCTGACATAGTAATTAATCTCGCCGCTTATCCAAGAGTCAGCATGTCAGAAATGTATCCACTAATGAGTGCTGAAGGAATGATAACAGGACTCATAAACACCCTCTTTCACTCCTGCAAAAAATATATCCATATAAGCAGTTCAAATGTATATGGAAACTTCCAAGACGGAGCGGAAGAAAGTAGTCCATGTGCTCCTATAAATTTATATGGCAATTTAAAACTTACCCAAGAACAAATTATACGATCACACTGCAGGAATAATAACAGTAATTTTATAATTTATAGGCCTATTTGCGTATTTGGTAACTATGACCTTGGTGATAGATTAGTTCCTAAATTTATTAAAGCATCTTTAACAGGCCAAGAAATTTTTTATGCTCAGGACACTTTTACAGACATAACCTATGTGCATGATCTTGTTGATGCCATTGTTCTATCGCTAGAGTCAGATATAAACAATGAAACATTTAATATTAGCAGTGAACACACACTAAGCATTAAACAGTTAGCAGAAATAATTGTTAAACATTATGACAGTGAAAGTAAAATTGTTCCTGTCAGTAGAGAAAAATATTTTCCAAATAGAGGCTCAATGAGTATAAAAAAAATTAAAAATGTGTTAGGATATCAAAGGAAGTATGACCTATTCAAAGCACTTGAACATTTAGACCCAAGCACTATACATTGATTCAATAAACTTCCAATCAAAGACTTGCATAAGATCTTTATCTTTATCAACATGTTGAATGGCATCTTTAGCTCCTCTAGTTGTCCACACATCTTTACTGTTGAGCCATTTGTTTAAGATAATATTGTTTGTATTATGGTCACTTCCTTGAATACAGTTGGAAGCCAGTTTTACACATTCTCTAAATGCAGTCCTGTAAGTTAGGAAAGGAGTGTGGAAATAATTTGCTATGTTAGATACTTGGTCTACTAACTTTACAGGAAATGAACATGTGAAATCAGGACCCCATTCCTTGGCATCTATTACAGTTTGTTTATGATATAAAATTATTCCCATGTGTCCATAGGCATAATCAATTAATGGATTGTAGCATTTAAAAATATAGTGATGTGGCCTTTCTAAACAATCTGGGTGAAAGTCAAATGTAAAACTTGGATGCAAATTTGACTTGGCAAAAACGCACCAAAAATAATCTGTGCTACTTTGTACAGCACATTGTTTATATGCGTTGACATTGCCGTCAATGCCTGAAACCAATTTAGCATCAGGAATAATTTTTTTAATGTCATTATAATTTTCCTGGATGTTTGGCTCTTTATAGCCTAGCACTATTGTATCGAATATAGGTTGTTTTAATTTTGTTTTATGTTTTACTATGTTTGGATAATCATATACTTGTTCATCTATGTAAGATTTTGCTTCTCTGGGAACTAACATGGCGTTGTTATTTTCTCCAAAAGTTTCTAAATTTATTTCATCCCATCTTGCAGGTTCATGTTTTGTTACATCCATTTCCACCTCTTCCTGCACAAACCATTCGTAATGATGAGTAAAATTGTGTTCTTTGATTGATTTTGCCACTCCTTGTTTATGTGTGAAAGTATTAATAGGTAAAGCGTGAACTGGGACTTCATAATGATATTTGATCTTGTCAAACCATTCTAATTTTTGTATATTACTAATTTGTGATTTTACAATCTGCCTGGGGACAAAAAATGTGTATCCATATTGGTTGTTAGGTGATGTCCATGCGTGTAAAAAGTTTTCTTCACCAATGTCTGGATGCCAAGTAAAATCAAACTTTGAGTAATCACACACAGAAGACGTAATCCAAAAATATTCAGATTCTGTTTTGTTGCAACACCTTTTTATAAAATTAAAAAAATTTGAAAACATTCGAATGCCTTTTTCTTCTTCTGGTTGTAAATTTGTTGCATGAAAAATAGGCACGGATGTGATTCGTTGGACTTTGTTGTGATGAAACTGCCAAGAAGTATTACTGTCGTGTTTTTTGTTTATAAGATAAGTTTTTGAATCTTGTGCATGTTGATCCCCAAACACTTGGACGTATGATGCTTCCCATTTAGGTACATGATAATCAAAATTAAAATTCTTATAATCATTATCAGTATGTGTTATCCAAAACCAATCTGTCTTACTTGGATAATTGGTTAGTGTACCATTATAATTAAATCTGTCATACACTACGAAAACACCTTGATTCCATATTCTGTTTCAAATCGATCTGCATCTTCTCTTGTGTTGACCATCGGCTCTCCTCTGATATTCAATGAAGTGTTCAATAACATTGGACATCCAGTAGCCTTATACCAAGTTTCTAAAAGTTTTCTAAAGCCAGGCGAGTCGGATTTGCCCACGGTTTGTATTCTTGAACTTTCATCGACATGAATTATAGCTGGAAATTCCTTTGGTTTTTTGCATATGCCAACATACTGCATGTACGGAGAACTATCAGTGTTTATTTCAAAATATTCATGCAAATGTTCCTCCAGTATAGCTGGTGCAAATGGTCTAAATTTTTGTCTACGTTTTATTGAATTGACTTGATCCTTTATTTCTGGCCCGCGTGGATCCGCAAGTAATGATCTATGTCCTAAAGCACGTGGCCCAAATTCAGCTCGTCCGTTGGCTACTCCCACCACTTTTTTGGTGTGTAATTCAGTGATAATTGCGTCTACAGGGTATGGTTTAGCAATATCAGTGCCAATATAGGGTCCAGGCCAAATAATGGGTTTTTTGATGTTTGACAATGCCGCTCCAGTAGAACTTCCACAATCTCCTGGGTTGGGCATTATCCATAATCCGTGTTTACATATATCCAACAATTTAGAATTTGCAACACAATTTAGTGCTACACCACCTTGGTATACAACTGGCAAATTAGGATGTCTATTAATGGCATTAGAAATAAAGTCACATATAAACTCCTCTGCAATAACCTGTATTGATGCAGCTAGATCCATAGGATCAGCATGCGGTAGATAGTCACCTATGCCTTTATGCACATTTTTTTTCATCTTAAATGGATTGTAAGAAACTATGTAATCTTGTTTTATTTTGTCTACGTGCATAGGCTTTCCCCAGGCTGCCATCCCCATTGTGATATATTCTTCATCCATTGGTCTTAATCCGCAACGTTTAGTAAAAGCAGAATACAATAGTCCCATCGATGTAGGATATTTGATTGAATCTGTTTTTACTAATCCTGCGTCTTTGTTATATTTCCAGACAGAACAAGTGTCTAGTTCTCCAATTGCATCTATTACAACCACAACTGCATTTTCATAAGGCGAAGTATATGCACCTGCACAGGCGTGAGAATAATGATGATCAACATAAGTGATTGGACAATCGATATCATATTGCTTTAGATATTTTTTTGGATGTGTGGCCCAAGTTTTTGTGTGAAACATTTCAGTAGATAAAAACTGACGCACCCTTTTTTTCCAAGGATTTTCAAACCATACTACATGATCTGGACGTCCAAATTTTACTGCTTCTTGTATAATATATTTGTTAAGATGCTTGTCATGTTTTTTTCCTGAATATCTTTCAGAATGGGCACCAAACACTAACTTGTCATCTGCAATAACACTAAGACCAGCATCATGAAATAATGCTGACACTCCCCAGATAATTTTAGACATTGCCGATTCCTATTTTATCGTTATACAGTTTCCATCTCTTTTTTATAATATGGCTATAATTGTGTTCAATGTTTTCTTGCATATCTAGTTTGATATCGAATAAGTTTTGCATTTTTGATATGGAGTCAATAAGTTCTTTAATTTTTTCTAATCTCTCTACGCCAGTGTAATTATCATAGTCTTCACTCCACCATGTATCAAATGTTTTAAAACCAAATTTTTTCAATGTGGCTAAAAAGCCTTGACCTGCCATAATGATAAATGGCGATTTAAATAAGATTGGTCTTACAGTCTTTTCTGTTATAAAACAAATCTTTTTATCAATAATAGATTCACTGACAATGTCTACAAAAATGCGTTTATAAAATGGAGCAAGTGGTAGGGTGTTATTTGGAAATGTGATATAATCTGCCTTATCATTTTTAAGATCAATATTTGATGCAGGAAGACTATCTGCTATATCTTGATAATACTTAAAATCATTTGGATAATAATACTTGATATCCTCTAGTGTGTTTTCATAGGATATCGGTTTATTTTTTGCCTGCCTGAAAGAATATAAACTTTTTGCTTTGGATTTAATATGGTCATGTAAAATTACTCTGTCCCAACTTGGCCTTGCCACAAAATGTCCAAAAATTTTGTCATGTGCATTTGAAAATTTAGTGCTGAACATGTTTGGATAGTTAAGTATCATGTTAAACCATGCTGGTTCTTTTTTTACAACTTTGCATGGATATTCGGCATGTAAGTCACATGTCTCTAAATATATTTCACTGACTTGTACACTGTGCTTAGATGCAACTTGCTCAATTGTGTGCCAAATGCTGTTTTTATACAAATTGGTGCCTTCAGGAAAAAGATCTAAAATAATTTTTTGTTTATGGTTTTTGGAGTATTCAAAATATTCGGATAGTATTCTTGCAAATTTGTTTGTTGTAACTCCTTTGGCTAAATCTGACCAAATGTTAAGTTTTGTTTGCATAATAACATTATACTACCATAATGTGCCGATGCCAAGATTTCTTATTCTTGTTAAGTTTGCAAATTTATAGGATTGCTGTTGTACACCTTGAAGATGCATATCATGTAATAAAATTAAATGATCTTCGGCTAAGCACTTACTAAGAAGCATAATTGTCCTGTCCATGTAAAAACTTTCATGCGAATGATCAACAAAAACCCAATCAAATTTTTGTGTGCTATTATCTAGCCATTCATTGCTGTCTTCAGTTAAAAAATTTATGTTATTTTTACCAACACAATTAAGTTTGGCGGCGCTTGTGTTTTCAGGAAATATATCTAATGAAGTTATTTTACAATCTGGATTTGCCTCAGATAGTATCCAAGTGCTTAGTCCTTTATAAGTTCCTAGTTCTAAACAGTTTTTCCGATTTTGTATTGTTTGCCATAAAACTTTGGCTTCATCTATGTGCATCCATCCATCAATATGACACTTAATCATACCATGTTGATCTGTGTCTAATGATAGATGAAAGGGTCTTTCTTTCGCAATTCTCTTATTTTTTTCCAGTATTTTATCTCTAATAATATTTTTGTATACTTTTTTTTGATCCAGTTGAACATTCAACTATTTAACCTTTGTCTCCCACCACTCTAGTAGTTCTGTGTTATTTGCCAATACTTCATTAATAGATTTTTTCCTTATCTTGTCTATGGCTATCTGTTTATTTTTACCTTTTAATGATGGAACAAAACACTCTCTTGTCTTTAGATTCTGTAAAACATCGATCATACTTTGCTGTTTCCAATTTGCTTTTGGTGCCATATAATTTAGTGCATCATCTATAATTTTGTGTAATAAATTTTTTGGCAAAGATAATGGACTGAAGATTTCATCATTGGAAAAAGTAAACATTACTTTTGTTAATATTTGCACGTCTAGTTCTCTACTTAGGTCAAACATATTTTTAAGTTCTAGTAGTCCCGGCATTGTAATCGTATAGTCTATACGCATCTGCCTTGGATTGGTTGAAGCAGATTTGCCTTCCTTAAAATTGTTTAGCCACAAATCATAGTCAAGTCCATCACGTATATACTCTCCTATTTTTCCTGTGCCATCCAGAGAAGCACATATCTGCCAATCTTGAAAATGTTTTAACATGTCAAATACATTTTGTTTCTTATACGTTGTTCTGCTTAAATTTGTGTTGTATCGCACATACACTTCTTTGGCAAATCCTAAATCAATTATTCTTTGCATTGCAGTCCAATGTATGTCCCACATCAAAGGTTCACCTCCGCACCAATAAATTTCCCTAATGATTTGGTTTTCGACTCCATGCATAAATTCATTAACAACTTGTGTATCTTGAAAAGATTTGATTTGCTCCCTTAATTTTGGTTCCATCCAAGGTGAACTTGATATAGACCAGTCCTTGTGTTTCCTTTGCTCAGATTCCCATGAGGAACTTAACATGCTTCCGCACATCCGGCATTTGAAATTACACAGATTGTTAAACCTATAGTCATAAGAAATCACAGGCATGGTTGTGGTTCCATCCTCTTGGGTGTCAGTAAAAGCTTTGTCGATAAGATGTTCAAATAAATGATTCCAATATGATTTGTATACATCTGTGTTAAGAAGTTTATCATTACACACTTCGCACTCAGGCAACGTTTTTCCTTGTAACATTCTTTTTCTGACCGAACGCATATGTTGTGAGTTCCAGTGTTCTTTCAAAGTTAATGGATTGTAGGCTTTACTGTCATTTCCAGTGTCTATGTACTGTTTAAAACTTTGTGCAGGTTCCCGAGAAGCACAACACATTCTTCTTTCCGTCTGTGGGGAAAGATAGGTGTGTGTCCATGGGGCCATGCAAAAAGTTTTATTACCATCAGCAGGTTTTATTTTTTTCATAATAAACCCCTATACTCAGGATGAACTTCCTCAAATGCCTGCTTTCTAAATTTGTCACTTTGTGTAATTTTACGTTTTCTTTGCCAATGCATTTGGTCATCACCAAGATCATTATCCATCATAAAAATTAAAGCCTTATGAAGTTCTTTTTTGTGTTTGCTAATCATTTTACTACCTAACAATTTATTTTGTATGTGCAATTTATATTTTTTAGGTAGATACTGCACGTTCCATTCTTTTGACTCATGTAAATAATTAAAAAATACGTAATCAAACGGTTGTTTTTCTATCCAAGCAACAATGTTTTCTAAGTTAAAAATATTTTGTATGTTTATAGTACAGCAAATTTGTGTGGTAATATTTTTATAATCAGACTTTATGGAGTTAAATTTTTTTACGTTGTTTGTTACCTCGTTCCATTTTGCTGGGAATCTTTGGTATTCGAACCTTTCACCTATATCATCTATACTAAACGCTATTTCAACATTTTTAAAGTGCGGCCATATTTTTTCCACAGCGTGTTTGGGGAAAGTGGTTCCGTTTGTATTGTAGTGTATTTCTTGTTTTTTACTAGTTCCAAGTTCAACACTTTTTTCTAGCAAATCAAAATGTTCCTTAATTAAAAATGGTTCTCCTCCAGTAAATTCAAAAAACTTTATATCGGGGAGTAGATTAATTATTTCTTTCCATAAATTATGTTTTTTTCTCGGCCATTGTCCTGCTTTTAGCCAACCTTGTGCTTTATTATGGTCTAAACTTATTTCTTCTTGAGCCCACTTGGAACTAGACCAAGATCCACATATTCTACATTTTAAGTTGCAAATGTTTCCAAGTTTAAGATCTAAAAACTTAAGAGATGTTTTTGATGTGTCTACTCCAAATTTTTGATTGGAAATCATTCTTTTTGACGTGCCACCTGCTGATTCAAGAGCCCAACATTTAGCACATGTATCTGGCTTTTTGCCAGATAAAAACTCTTGCCTTAAATTTTCCATGTAAGGGGAATGAAATGCATCTTTTATTGTGTGCCCTTGTATAATGTTTAAATTAGGAATAGATTCTTCTGCTAAACAGCATGGTCTAAATTGACCTAGAGGTGTTGTTTCAATGTGCATCCAAGGCAAAGTACAAATCTTATTCATCGATCAATCCTTTATATTCGGGAAAAATTTTATAAAACTTTTCTTGTCTGAACTTATCGCTCCCAAGTATTTTTTGCGTTCTTTTGCTGTGCACCGAGACAGTTTCATCAAATGTTTCATTCATAAACTTTAAAAAAGTTTGTATTTGATTTCTATATTGTTCTGGTCCTGCATAATTTAACAATTTCTCAGTAATTATATTTTTATATTTTAATGGTAGATACTTAACACAGTATTCTTTCGGACTGTGTAAAAAATTAACGTACACATGGTCAAACGTCTTAGTGTTGATCCATTTAAAAAGATTTTCAACATTGAATATATTGAACATATTAATAGTTAAACAGACTTGTGTAGTAATATTTTTTGATTTAGATTTGGCCTTATGAAAACGTTCGATGTTATCATTAACCAGATTCCATTCAGCACCAAATCTTTGATATTCAAACCGAGGTCCTACATCATCAATGCTAAATGCTATGTCTACATGTTTAAAAAAAGGCCAAATATTATCAATAGCATATTCAGGAAAGTGAGTTCCGTTTGTATTGTAATGAACTTTTTGTTTTTTTGACCATCCATTGTCTTTTGATATTTTTAAAAGTTCAAATTGCTCTTGAATCATCATAGGCTCTCCACCAGTAAATTCCATAAGAGATATTGCAGGGAGTACCTGGATAATATCACTCCAAAATTTTGTCGATTCTCTAGGCCATGACCCATCCTTTAGATTATTCTTTGCTATATGGTAAGCATCGCTGTTAGATCCATAAATTTTCATTTCCTCTTGTGCCCATTTTGAAGACGATTGAGATCCACAAATTCTGCATTTTAAATTACAAATGTTGCCAAATTTTATACCCATATAGATTATTTTAGGATCTATCATACTGTTGTAAACATTAAAAGTTTTGTTATCGTTCATACGTTTACTAACACCACCACTTTGTTCAACTTGCCAACATGCATCACATTCTCTTATCTTTTTACCTGCTAAAAAATCCTGCCTTATTTTTTGCATGTATTCTGATTTAAACACATCTTCAATAGAATCACCATTCTGAACACTGTAGTGTGTACCATCTGGTTTTTTAATAAAATCTTTGAACAGGCAACAGGGTCTAAACTTGCCATTTGTTGAAAGTTCTGTATGAATCCAAGGCAGTACACATTTATTAGACATCAAATATCCCCTGTAATTCTGGAAATATTTGTAATGTGTTTTGTTTTCTTCTTTCATCCAAAAGTTTGATATACTTTTTAAACTTTGGCAACAAAACAGTATTGTCAGTTGAATTAATAAATTTTATTGCACTTCTAAACCCATTAGTTGCTCTACCAAGATCATCATATGGAGCAATTTTGTTAATGTGTGTTTTATAATCCTCAGTAATTTTTTCTTTCATAGACAAGGGCAAAATATCAGCTCTGTAGTGTTCTGGATCTTGCACAACATTCATATTCCAATCCTTGTAGGTAATAAATCCTTTTTCAACCCAGTCATCGTGAAAGTCAACAACATGTTTGGCGTTAAAAGCTGACAGAGTTGCACTTACATAAAAATCCACTTTAGGACATTTTTTCATCATTAGTTCTCTGTTGTTTTCGACATCCTTCCATATGGTGCCATTACGGATAAGTTCTGCCCTTGGACCCATTGCATCTAATGACGCACCAACACTGACGTCTTCAAATTCAGGCCATAGATCCAACACATTTAACTTTTTGTAAGCCAGCCTCGTAAAATTGGTGTTATAAATTAGCCTCACTTTATCAGCTTTACCTATATCAATTAACGCCTTTAAAATTTTATAATGTTCTTCCATTATCAAAGGCTCACCGCCAGCAAAATATACCTGTTCAACCATTGGCAAATAATTGATTAATTGGTCATATGCATCTGTTTTAGAGCTACCTGCATAAGTTACTTTTGGATGATTAGGCTTTCCAAATAAAGCAACTTGATCATCATACCAATTAGAAGAAAAATAAGTGCCGCAATATCTACATGACAAATTACAAAGGTTTGAAAATCTTATGTCCCAATAGATCATATTAACTTTTTCATAGTAACCATCATCTTCTGTATGATGTATCTCTTTAATATGATGTCCAAAGTGTTTGTTTGCAGACTTACGCATTGAGGTCCAACCATTGGATTCCTGTTCATAACACTTGACACACTCTTTTGATGCCTTGCCAGTCAGCATATTTTTACGCAAGGTCTTCATACCATTATTATTCCATAATTGATCTATTGTTTCATCCCTCATATTACCAATTGGATGTTTATGCGATGCAAGACAACATGGATAAGCATCTCCATTAGGATAGGCATGTAGATGTGTCCATGGCAACATGCAAAAATATTTGTTACCAGTAAGATGTATTTTTTCTCGATCGGTAAGTTGATCTAGTTTTATCTTGTTTGGTAACTTATCTTCATAGTTGGCCATACCACTCCCCGATAATAGGAAAAGTTTTCACAAAGTTTTTTCCTCTTCTTTTGTCGTATTGACTATAAAAAATTTTGAAATCTTTTTGTAATTTTTCTTGTGTAGCTGCACCAGCGTGTGGAGTTTTAACTACATCAAGATAGTCTATTAATCTTTGCGTATGGTTAATCTCCATATGTTCTAAATATTTGGAATTATTACTTAGAAACTTTTCTAGATTTTGTTTAAAAAGGTTACGTAGATCATCAGGAAGCACTAAAGGAGATTGAAAACTTGGAAAACGTAAAATGTTCAATGTAAAATTTAATCTAGGCCCGTATAATTTACTTGCTGTCTTTAATCTTACAAGTTGTTCTAAAAATTGTGGCAAAGTTTCCAAACACAATGCATTAATTGTTGCCATGTTGTGTATTTCGGAAGGAATATTTTCTTTCATCATAGACAACATGTTTTCATACCATTGGGTAAAATTTAGTCCATCTCTTATGTATTCGGCTTGGCTTGATACAGATTCATTACTTGTATACAAATGAAAATTTGAAAAGTTTTTTAATTTTTCCTTAAACCTATCTATTATAGATTGTTTGGCACCTAAATTTGAATTTATTGCAATACGCATATTAGGATTCATCTTGTGTCCTTGTGTTTCGATCCAATCAAGTAACCTCCATAAATTTGGACTCATCATTGGTTCACCGCCTGTTATTCGCAGTTCGTCCAAACTTTTGTGCAAATCAGACTCCCACCATTTATAAAATGCTTCCACATACGGATTTGTCTCATCTTTCTTATATGGTTCAGCGGATTCATGGGAATGTGTAAAATGATTTCTTCCGTCTGTAATCATGTCGTTGTAAGGACCACCTTGATTGATATCTCTTGCCCATGTGGTGCTAAAAGCTGGATTACAATATGAACATGCAAAGTTGCACGTTCTGTCAAAAGCAATTTCCAATGTGCGTAAATTAAAATCCTTTTTATAGTCAGACTTATAAGCCAAGTCAAGATCGTTGTCAGTATAAATTTTAGACTTGTATACTCTATCACTGATTGAATCTCTGCCAATGTCTTCTATTTTCCAACAGTATTCACATCCTGCGGGTCTTTCACCGCATTGCATTTGTCTACGTTGTTCTTTTTTTTCCTTAGTGTTGTGTAATGCACTAGGATTTTTCTTTATTTCTTCTAGATCAATTTTATGTGGAAGGGGGTGATGACAACTAGTAGTCATGCCGCTACCAAGCCATATTGTTGCATTGTACCATTTTGCCGCACAGAACGACGCCGATTTTGTATCTAAATATTTTTGTTTAAATTCTAGATCTTCACTCATTGTGTTGCTTTCTGACATAAACTAAACCATCGATTATATTCAGGAAATGTTGCAACGAGATCAGTTTTTCTTCTTACGTCATGTGTCCTGAAAAAACGCCAAAAATTAGCCATGTGTGTATGTTTATCATCTAATCCTTGCTTCATTATTTGGTATGTTCTTTGTAATTTGGCTATTTCGAAATCTCTGAATGCAACCATATCTGTGCTGTGTTGATGCTGTTTCATGTATTCTATAGCGTCTTCAAAATAGTGTGCAAAGGATTCATCAAGAAGTCCAATGTGTTGCCATATGGGCTGTCTCAAAATAGGAGTGTCAAACCATACACGTTGGTAGGTAGATGAGTATTTTTGTCTTAGTGTTAATATGTTTTCCATAAGTGTTTTAAGACTTGATACACTTAGGTTATTCATTGTTATAATAAATGTTATAGAGTTGTGTCCTTGTATGTCAGTGAGAAAACGATTTACATTATACCACACAGTGCCAAAGTCCATGCCGTTCCTAATGTATTCTGCTTTTTCACCCCAAGCATCGAGTGAAACAAACTGCATAAAGTGTTCAATCATTGCACCATCACACATTGTTTTAACACTGTTAAAGTATTTGTCTCCAAGTGCTGGAGCAGGTGGACAAAAGTTTGATGTGACATTGAGATGTAGATCTTGTTTAGGATTATCGATTACATAATCAAATACTTTAAAAGTATTTTTGTCCATCATTGGCTCACCACCTGTCATTCTAAAGTGTTTTAGTTTAGGATACAGTGCAGGCCACCATTTCCAGAATGCTTCCACATATGGATTATCTTTTTGTGCCAACACTTTACGTTCACCTTGGAAGTGTGCAGGATCATTGTGTGGTACACTTGTGGGATATGCTCCATGCTCTTCTGCCTCTTGTGCCCATGCAGTTGAAAACTGTGGCGAACAATATGAACATCTAAAATTACATGCACTAGAGAAGTCTACTTCTACATAAGTTGGTACTACATCAGCATGTGGATCTTGTAATATGTTTTGATAGTTGTCCATTGCCCATGGTTCACCTGACCTATAAAATCTGTCTGACATTTGTTTGTTATCTTCTAACTTCCAACAATAGGAACATCCAGCTGGTCTTTTTCCATGCAACATTTGACCGCGTTGCAATTTTTTTTCATCCGTGTTGTGTAATTTGGAAGGATTATTTTTTATCTGTTCTAAATCTATTTTGTGCAAAGGAGGATGATAACAGGAATTGGTCATACCTGTGGTCAAATGCAAAGAAGTTTGCATCCACTTTGCCAAACACATGGTATCAGATACTTTATCTAATTTTAGTCTGGCTTTATTTGCGTCTGTTTGATATTTGCTTACCATTTCATACAAAACTTAAAAAACTTCGACTGTTCTGCTCCTAATCTGGACGCTGACACTCCTAAAGTATAATTAAGTTCTGCAATCAGTTGGTCTATTGTGTTTGCAAGATCTTGTTCTTTAATGTGTTTATCGTCCCAATGTTGTTCTAAATATTTAAAGTCTCGCACATTAACATGGTCCCAATCTGCAACCATTGTCATATAACAACCTTCACATGCTCCGTACATGGCCCATAAACCGTGTTTTACATCAGCGCCTACACTCATCCAAGTCAGCAAACACAGTAAATTTTGTTTATGTACAGACTGTAAAAATTCGCCTGGAGTCTTCCTTTTGCCACGATCTAACGACATTTTGACTCCTTCCCTAAAGCCAGCTTGCCACGCCTGTTGTGCGGTATGATTTATTATAGTGGTAGAATAACATTGTGGATAGGCCAAATAGCCATCCTCATAACAAAACTCTACTAGAGATGCTTCTGAGCCATCTGTGTTTTCATGTGTCTTCATATTCCGCACAAATTGTTTTGTCCAACATGATACTCCACCATTTCCATATTTCAATCCATTAATATTATTAAGGCTACGCCAACGTATAACAACATTTTCATTTTGTTTAGATAGATCGATCTGTTGATCAAATATAGCCGGATCAACAATGTTGTCCCCATCTACTAAAACAAATCTTTCTGTTTTAGCACATTCTCCTGCAGCTTTGTGTGCGGCATCAGATCCTTCTACTCCATCGACACGTTTGGCCCATGGGCATTTCGCTTTAAGGTCCAGCCAATTGTGTTCCTTATTAGGCTCTTTGTAAGATAAAAACACGACATCAAGATCTGCTATATCAATCATAACGCACCCATTTATGTTTGTCAAAATCGAACCATAATGGTTTTTCGTTTGCATACTCAATTACTTCAAAAAAATTATCATGGGAACATATCCAACCAGGTGGCTCATCTGACAGCCGTAGTTTTTTAGGCTCCTTGGTAGGAAGATTTATTTTGGATACTAATTTTTTATCCTTAATCAAAAACGTGTGTGGAGCTTTTTGCACTTTTTCCATAAGTTCCAAATCGCATTCGATAAAAGTGCCAGGATCTTTGGACACACCAACCGTAGTTATTTCGCCATCATGTGTGTAATAAATTCTGTACATACTGTTTGTATTTAAATATTAAATTTTCAGAGGCTAAATTTTTGTCATGATAATGCCACGGATATTGCAACTTTGTTCCATTTACTATAATAGTATTTGCATTTGTAATTGTATAATGTTTCCAATCACCTACACAGTGCTTTTTGTTATGTATAAAGGTTGGCAATGGAGTGTGTACTACACATGTTTCCATATTCAAGTTTGCTAATGCCATAGACATTGCAAAATCTGTTGACGGAGCATGTCTCTCCCATAATCTATATTTTTTTATTTCATTTTTCCAATCTACAAATATTCTATCAAGTTCTCTGTAAAACTTGATGTTTTCTGCGGTGTAACGCACATAGTATAAACCATTATATACATTTGGCAGTTTATTGGTTTGCACGAACTGTCTATATTTTTGGTCTGTAGCAAGTTCATGTTTATGATTTATTACATGTCCTGTAATGGTTAAGTCCTTCAATCGAAATGTGTGCATCCATACAGATAAATCGCATGGTACTAACATATCACATTCCATTTTAATTGTTTCTTTGAAAGGAGATAGTTGCAATAAATCTGCTTCATATTGCATAGGATTTATTACGGGTCTTTTGGGTTTTGAAATAACAAAATCAAACACATCATGTAGATCTTTCCTACAAGTATTTTTGTTGTTGACCACAACTGCTATCTTAATTTTATGTTTTTGGGTTGCCCTTAAACTTAACGCCCATAATACGGCACATTTTTCATAATCAACATCTGTATTAATTGCAAATGTAAAATATCCTACTCCATTTTTAACACGCATGTAGTAAACTTTCTTTATCTAAGACATGGCAATCGAAATCCACAGAAAATGAACTGCGGCTATCAGATAAACATAATCCATTCTCGCTAAAACTTTTTACTTGAACATTATCTCTGGTGGTATGTATATCCCATGGGATAATACAATGGTCAACTGCACCAAAGTTTAGTAATTGCTTTAAAGCAATGCTAACTGCAAAGTCATTCCTAATAACGTGGGATGAAAATCCAAAAAGTTTTGCATAATATGAATAATTGGTTATGATCCTACGCCATAGTTTAAAAAATTCTTGCACCTCAGGCGTCCGATCAAATTTCAGAACAGTTGCCCAAAGCATATCAATATCTGAATTGCCAACCTTTGTGACACTTGTAGTTTCATTTGTAATATCATACCATTGCCTATGCATTAATATTTGTTGCTGACTAGCAAATAACTTTTCTAATTGCTTTGAAAATATCATGTAGTCAGAATCAATTACAATTGTTGTGTCCCAAGGAGAGATATCATAAGCATTCTGCCTAGCAAGATTATACCATATTTTACTAACACCATTGAAAACCTTTTTATTGCTTTGTGGTGGTTCAAGTGTGTGATGCAGATCAGCTCCTGGAATCGATTCACCAACACTCATAATTGGCACTTGTTTAAGATACTTTTTACACTGAGCAACACATTTTTGTGCTATTTTTGTGTAATCTATATGTGTTGCAAAATTAAAAATAAGGATGCCACTACTGGACAATTTTTTTATACTCCTCTGCATATTCATTCATTATCATCCTATGCTGTTTAAACACGGTGTCTTGGAAATCTTTAGCATCAACAATTTTGATTGGAGTTGTGTTTACATCTAATATGACATCATTGTCTTGTACCAAATTACTATAGCTAACAAAATGCTCATCGCATCGAAACATACCACCTTCATACACGATAATCATCTGTGCATTACATCTTTGTTTAAGTAAGGCCAGATCTCTTTTTATTGCAAATCTGCGTTGACTCATGTCAATATTATATAATGAAAAATTTTATAAAGCAATTAAGCAATTGTGTGAGACACTTCAGCGGCAGTGATTGTACCAATAACGTCTGCATTTAAAAATGTTGTGTTTGGTTTTTGTATTACCCAAGATGAAGTCAATGTGCCATCTACTTCATCAAGTCCTGTTACTGCGGAGTCAAAAGCATCCTGAGGTGCTTGACCTAAGTCTGCACTATCTGTCGCGTCATCTCTGGCGGTTGCTTTTAAGGTCAGAACATTTCCAATTCCACCATTACTACCGTGGTCTCCAGTCATTTTGGCTTCCCATTGGACATAATTTGATGTGTATGGAGAACTGTCTGCAAACATTTTTTGATGTATGGTGTATGAATCATCACTTGATGAAGACCAAAAACCTTCATTCAAATTAGTGCCTGCGGAACCTGATCCACCTAAACTATCTGAAGCGCCAGCAAATGTAAATGTAGCGGCTTTGGTGTTGAAAAGATCTGCCCATTCATTTGCTTTGTCATCGGATGTGTGTCCTGATAAGTTCCACACATGTGTAATTTTACCGCCTGAATTAAAAAAGAATCTTGCCTTATCTGATGAACCAAAAGTAAATGAAACTTCGTGGATAACATTTGTTGTCCAAACAGTTGTAAAGTTTCTATTTACAGAGTTGGGATCTGAACTGGCTGTTAGTGCAGATGATACTGCATTGAATCTATTATTTCCAAATGACGTAATGTCTGTACTGATTGAAAGTATTGCCGCTATAGGATCACCAGCAGTAAGTTGTCCTGAATCCAACGTTGTCATGTTAGTGCCTTGGTGATCACCTACTGCAATCATCCTGTTCAACAAGGTGTTCCACTGTGATGCAGCTACATTATCACCAGCACTTACTGTGGATATGGTGTTGGTTTGTCCGTAGCCATAGTTGCCATTTCCTGTGCCTATAATTTTGTTTATATTGTTGGGTGAGTTATCATCAGCAAAACCATTATAATGATCGTCTAATATTGAGTCACCTGTTTGATATGCCATTTTTACTCCTAATTTTTTCCTACAACAATTTCAACGTATTTAACCTCGTTAACATTCGAAGTTTCTAATGAACGGCCAATTATTGAATGTAATGGTTGTAAATTTATATCACTAAGTGCTTCTGCAACCCCTGGCACCTCAGATGATATTAGCCTGTCACCTTTTGTTACAGGCCCTTTTACTTTGCAAGGGGCACGTCCTGTAAGAGCAATGTAAGGATGTGTATCGTTATCTCCTGCATCTGCATTCATTTTAAACGCTGGTTCAGTTGACACAACTCCAAATACGTCTGTGTCTCCTTGGTGTGTTGTTTTTGTAACCTCTTTTGAACCGCCAATTTTTACCACATCACCTGCTTCCAACGTAACATCAGATTCGTATCTTTCCGCCAAGTCAGAATATTGTGCTGACGTAGCTGTTGCATGTAGCGTTGCATATGAACTTATTGTAATATCACCAGTGCTTGTGCCATCTTCAGTTGTGTTTATCAATGCAAATTCATCTCTTGATTCATCAAATATAAATCCAACGTTGGCATGTATTCCTCTATCAAATATTATTCCAATGTCATTTCCTACAGTAGAGTCAGCAGTAGAAGAATCAAATCCGCCAGCTCCGCCAACAATTGATGCTGTTTGACCGCTATTTAAAACAATAATATTATCTTCTATAGTTGTGTTTGTTGTAGAAATAGTTGATGTTGTGCCATTGACTGTTAAACTTCCTGTGACTGTCAAATCGTTTGCAACTGTTACAGAAGCATCACTTCCTGTAATTGTAAGTGCTGTGGTATCACTTCCAGAATCACTAACATTGAATACTATGTTTCCATCTGAAGTTGTGTTTTTAAGAGTAAAATTTGCCCCCGATTGAGTTGCTGTGACATCACCATCTGCTCCTAATATTAATGACGCATCTTTTTGGATTGATATTGTCCCACTAGTGGTATCGTCTGCGTTTGATTTTAAAAAGTTTGCGGCGGCTGTGCTTCCTAATGCATCAGCATCTGTTGATGTGCCAGTAAATTTAGCATCTGATATTGCAGTTGATAAATTAACACCTTTGGCAATTGATGCAAATCCAGTGATTGCAGTTTGCGGAGTAAACGCAACTGTTGAAGTTATAGAAACTATAGTATCATTTACTAAATCTTGTATTACTGACCTAGCAACGCCTGTATCATCTGTAATTGTAGCAGATATTGACCCTGTGGTGCCAGCTCCTGCTGAAGCAATAGGCCCTATCAGCACCCATAAAGAACCATTATACACATACACTTGTTCATTAGTTGAATCAAACCAAAGGTCACCAGTCGATCCTGTTGTAGGTTGGCTTGTGCTTACAATGGAACCTGTGGCAGCTTTAAATGATGTGCCATCGTAAACTTGCACTTGACCTTTTGTGGTATCATAAAATAACATTCCTTGTATAGGTTTGTCAGGTGCGTTTTCTGTTGTATTTGCAAAATTTTCTAATAGTTTTATTTGGTTCTCATTTAACAGTTCACCATATCCAGCATAGTTTTTTCCAAACAGAGAAAGATTTGTTGTTTGGTCTAGTGTACCATCTTGCACTGTGGCAAGAATTGTTCCATCTGTTTTATTAATTGTAAAAGCCATTTTAACCTAAACTAACCTTAAGATCTGTTCCATCTCTAAACAATTGGCCTGCATTAGTAGGATCTGAAGTTGGTAATGATCCAATATCAATTTGCACAGTGCCTGTGACACGCACTCCATCACGTATAGTAATAGCTGAAGAATCTGCGGAACTTGCTTCATTGAAAATTATTGATCCTGTCACAACAAGTGTATCCTGCACTTCTACTTGTGATGAATCCATTGATTCAATTTGATTTGTAAAAACTTTATTACTTGACATTGATGTAGCAGCCTGCACATTTCCTTCAACATTTAGTCCATCATTTATTGTAACAGTTGTAGAATCATTTGACTCAATAATATTTGTTTGTAGTGTGCCAGTCACTCTTAAACTGTCTTGTAATTCTATTAGTGAAGAATCTGTTGATCTTACAACGTTTGTAATTACTGTGCTTGCCACAACATCTCCAGTCAGATTACCCACAACATCACCAGTCACATCTCCTGATACATTACCTGTGTGTGTTCCAGTTGTATTTCCAACAACATTTCCAGTGACATTACCAGTAAGGTTACCTTCGAATGTGCCTGCAATCAGAGTCTCTGTGCCAAGTGTCCATTTATCGGTGCTCTCGTTCCATATAAAAGTTACATCATCTGATGTTCCTCTTTTAATTTGTATGCCTGCATTTGAGGACGGAGCGCCACTTGTATTATTGCTTAGTAAAAGTATTGGATCTTCTATTTCAACGGTGCTTGTGTTTAAAATTGTTTGTGTGCCTTCAACATTAAGGTCACCTTGCACAGTCAGATTGTTTAAATTTGCTGTGCCTGATGTCATTGTAAGATCACTTAAAGTTGTTGTGCCTAACACAGTTAAATTGTTTGGCACATCTAAACTAGATGTATCACCATCGATAGTTAATGCAGTGGTTGTAACACCACCATCATTGACTCTAAAAATTATATCACCGTTGGAACTTGCATTTCTTATTGTAAAGTTAGCTGCGTCTTGTGACATAACAATATCACTGTCTACTCCAAGCACCAAGGATTCATCACTTTTAATTGTTAGTGTTCCTGTTGATGTGTCTGCGGCGTCACTCCGTAAGTAATTTGCAGCTAATACGCCACCTAATTTATCCGAATCAGTTGCAGTGCCTTGGAATCTATTTGTTGTTATGTTTGTTCCTAGTGTTATGCCTTTTTTGACAGTTTCATATCCTGTCAAAGACACTTGAGGCGTAAATTCATTATCACTTACAATTGCAACTATGTTGTTATCTACAGTTAGTTTGACCACATTGTTTACTGTGCCAGTGTTATCAGTGATTGTATCAGTGATTGCTCCTGTTGTTGATGATGACGGTGGACCTACTAGCACATAAGCAGTGCCAGTGTAAACATACAGTTGTGATGATGTAGAATTGTACCATAAATCTCCTTGGGCACCAAAGGATGGTGTAGAAGCAGAAATTATTGCTCCACTGACTGCTCTAAATGATGAGCCATCGTACACTTGCATTTGATCAAGTGTTGTGTCATAAAATAATTGTCCTATTATTGGCTTAGATGGTGCATTTGCGGTTGTGTTGGCAAAATTTTCTAACAGTTTTACAAAATTTTCATTGTGGCTTTCACCATAACCTACATAGCCTCTTCCTGGTAGTTGTAAATTGGATGTTTCATCTAATGTGTTATCAACAATAGTCGTTAACACTGTTCCGTCGGTTTTGTTAATTGTGTAAGCCATGTTTGATTAAATATTTATGCACTACAATTAAGTGTAGATATAATCTCTGATGTCAAGTAATTTTAACAAAATATTATCAGCTGGATGTTCCTTTATACAAGGCAGTGAATTAGGTGATGAACATCCATTTTCACAGCAAACCTATCCTGCTTTGATAGCCAAGCATTTACGAGTAAATTATGACTCAGTGGCATATCCTTCTGCTTCTAATCAAGGCATTGCCAAAACACTCTTTGATTATAAGGAATATAACAATTGTTTGGTTATTGTGCAATGGACCTTTCCTAGTAGACTGGGGGTAAATCTATCCTATGAATATAAAAACAAACACGGACAAAATAAACAATGGTTTGATCTTGCTCCTAATAACTGGGACCTGATTAATCATTTCCATGAATATCGAGAATACACACAACAATTGAAAGATCTTAAAATCGACAAACTACACGATATGGTTTATAGGCACACAGGCAATGATGATAATTTTATGTTTTATACTAATTTGGCAATACTTGCGGTGCAACAATTACTGGACTCAACCAAAACTCCTTATATTTTTATAGCTGGGTGCAACTCTTTATGTGATATCAAAGGATTGCATAATATTGATGGACTTGGTTTTGTTGAATACTGCGACGCTAAAAAATTTTTAAAAGGTCCACATAATCATCCTTTACATGAGGCACATCAGTCTGTATGTAATTTTATTTTGGATAAAAAATTAGTCTAAGTCTATTGCTTGTTTGGTGCGGTTAGCAAGATCTTCTTTTGACATATATTCAAAAGCATCATTTTCTTTATATGTTTTCTTTTTGACCTTGCCTTTTTCAACACAGTCACGGATGTGATCACACATGTCTATAAATTCTTGTGGCAATTTATCTCCGCCTATGGCTTCGATTGCGTTTCTTAAAAGATTTAATTGTGCAACAATGTCATATTTTTCTTCGATGTCAGCAGTAGTTTCTGAATTTACTGCTGTTTCTGTAAATCTTGTGGTCACATCAACTGTTTTAACAGCGCCTGTGTTGTAATCTCCATCCCAATACTCAGCAATAGGATCTATTGAAACTTCTTTAGTGACAAACTTATCTAAACTTACAACGTCAAGTGGTTGGTCGTTTGGAATATCACCTAACAGCACACCTGTTTTTTTATTAAACAGTAATAACTTTGTTTCTTTTGGCATAGTGTTATTTAGTTACCTCCAAATTAAGCATAAAGAGTATTTGGTTGGTTCGTCAGGCTGTATTTGCGTAACTTCATGTGCAAGTCCAATATCCATTTTAAACATGGCGCCTTTTTTTTCCTGCACAAATACTGGTTCATCATTTTCATTATACCAACAAAAATGTGGCAAGCCATCTGTAAGCCATACAAGTTTGAATTTGTAATAACCTCCTTGCGAATCCTGATGTTTAACTAAAAAATCACCCGGTTCGTATTTGTTTATTACCAATTGTGACAACCATTTTCTATCATGTGGAATAGTTGCAAGGCACATGTCTTGTAACTCCTGTGGCATTTTGTCCTGGAATATGGATGAAAATTGAGATGTTGGTCCATCCATCCTTGATCTATGTGCATAGCGACTGTTTATATCTCGTCGACTAAACAAATGATCATTGTCCTGCACATATTGTAAGATTTCATCAGAGTTGGTGACATAGTTTTCCACCACTTGTGGATTGAAATCAGTCATTTAGTTTAAGATGCTAGTGATCCTGATGTGTATGACCAGGATGGACCTGAAACAATGGTATATATCAACGCCGCTCCACCACCAGCAGCTGTGATATTTCTTGCTGTGTTCAATGATGTGGTTGTTGTGACGGATTCTGGATTACCAATTGATGCAGGATTATGTGAAGATGATGAAGTTGGTGAATAGGCAATACTTGCAATTCTAGCTTTTGTGCCAACTGGTAATGTTGCTGGCGGTGCCAAAACAGTTAAAATGTTTCCAACTTGTGTTGTGTTTAGGCCTGATGTATCAAGTGCAAAGTGTAAATCAGTTGCCACACCTGCTATTTGTTCCGAAACAAATTGTTTGATTGCTCTTTCACTTACTAGAGTTTTTTCTGGATTAGCAGAAGTCATCTGTGCATCATCTGAAAAATTATCAACAGTGGTTGCTGTGGAAGAATCATCACTGTTTCCTGTTGACGGTAACACCAATGCTCCAAAACGTCCTGTGCCTGCCGCAACAAAATTAGAATCACCAACGTCAATGTCACCAAATCCAATTGCAATTGATCCTGATGCCAATACGCCAACTGCTGTCAGTGAAGAAGTTACTATGGTGGAACCTAAAGTTGTTCCTGACAGCACATCTGTGCCTGCAATGTCATAGGCTTTGCCAGATGCTACAGATAGTCCAGATGATGATCTTAAAGGGCCACCGTCTGCTCCATTAACTTGGAAAGTTACGTCATTGCTTGCCTCTGAACCATCAATTAATAATCCTGCGTTTTGATTTGAATCTCTTGATCCACTGTTTCCATCTTCATCGTTGATTGACAGGACATTAGCGGCTGTGGATGAAGCTGCTCCGACTGTGGTTAAATTACCTTGCACAGTAAGATTACCTGCTACGTTAACATCAGCTGTGTCAGTAATTGTCAGTGCTGTGGTTACTGTGGAGTCTTTGTTAATTTTGAAAAGAATTGATTTGTCAACATTGTTCTGTGTTATCACCAAGTCACTACTTGAAATAGATAGAGTCGCATCACTGCTGGCCCCAACAGTAAGTCCTGTATTGTTAACAACAGCAAAAGTTCCTGTAGTAGATTGGTTTGCATTGTTGACCAAATATGTGCTGGCTGGCGACCCACCAAGTTCAAGTGCATTTTGTGCCGTACCATGCAATCTAAAAGTTGTCGAATCTGAATCTTGATATAACGTAAGTCCTGCATTAAGTGTTGCTGATGCAAAGCCGGTTGGCGTTGAATCTAAAGTCCTTGCAGTTTTTGTAAGTATGGCAACACGGGTACCATC